TGACTGCTAGTCAAAGAGCCTCTGCTGTTTCAAGAAAAAAGAAAGCTGAAAGAAAATCAAGAAAAGGTAAGAAACCTAACTATGCCAAAACCTAAGACTTGGGTTCGTAAAGAAAAGATAGTTTTTGTTGGTAAATGTAAATATTGTAAGTCAGAAATGACCTCAGAAGATTCATTCATTCCAATTGGAAAAATAGTAAGAGGTAAGTATCAATATCAAAATGCTCACTATAAATGTGTCAAAGAGAATGACCATAAGCCTAAAACTAATTTTGATTGGTAATTAATTTTCCCAAAAATTCATAGCATCTTTAAGATAATTTCCATCTTCGCTTTTCCAAAAGTAATGATCGAATTGTGGTTGAATGTAATCTTTTACTACTTTAGGATCGTTGCTAAGACTTACTAGGTTCTGTCTTATCTTACATCTTTGAATTATCTTAGGTATTCTTTTTTCAATATTTTCTGGTTTAAGTTCTTCACAATTACCTGCATGAAATACTTTGTAAGATTTCTCATTAATATAACAAAGATAAACTGGAACTTTGAATACCGAATAATAAAAATCTATTTGCAGTAAATGAAAAGGTTCTGGACTTGTTTCCGGTAGCTTCTTGGTTAGCCAAGACCTAGTACCATCTTTTTTGACAATACCTTTTCTAGGAAATTTACACTTATCCTCAATAATAAGTTTATCTCCTTTAAGATCGCAGTAACCATGAACAGGAATATTTATTCCATCAAACCATCTAAAAGCCTCTATCTCAGGTTTACAAGTTTCATAACCAGGAATAGATTGGTGAGCTGCATGACCATTAGCAATCATATCTCTTATGATACTTTTGTAATGATTAAACTCATCTTCGTCTTTTAATTCTGGAACAAATTTTTTAAGTTTCTCCTCTACCGGAACAAACATTATTGACTTTCCTCTTTTTGCTTAGCCTCAAAGATTTTGTTTTTTTCATTTTCAAAAGCGATATTAAATTCTTCTGACACTACATCTAATTCTTTGTAGTCGTCTAAGAAATAACTTAATGGTTTTTTTAAAAATTTACTAATCTTTACAAGGTTGACCAAAGGAATTCTGTTCTCTCCTTTTTCATATTTTCCTATTTGTTGATATGTATTTTTAAGTGCCTTTGCAACTTTAGTTAATGGAACAATAGTTTCTTTACCAGTAAACTCATTAACTTTAGTTCTTCTTGCTTGTCTTAATCTTTTACCTAAATCAATATAGAATTGATTATCTTCCTCAAAGTTTTTCTTAGCTTTATTTGATAGTTTCATTGTATTTCCTTCCTTTAATTTAGAGAATAAAACCCCCTAAGTATTTTGACAATTTTAGACAGTTGCTTACTTAATTAAGCATACATAAACTTAGCGTCAGCGTTTTCGACTAAGCATATCTGTCTATAAGTCTTTATATACTTTTTAAAAGCAACACTAGAATGAACACATTGTCTAGTTTTAGTTCCTTTTGCAGGTTTCATAATTTCTGCATGGAGCTTGTCTAGTTTTGCGTATCGTCTAGTTAGACTATTACTTTTTTTAAGAGTCATTATTCTCCTCACCAATAATTTTAATATTTGCACTAATAAGTTTGTTATCGGTGATATTTGCTTTGGCAAACTCACTAGGCATTTTTTGATTGTATGCTTTTGTTGTAGCTTCTTCTACAGTAGCACCATCAAAAATTTCTTCAAAATCTACAGTTAGTTCTAAGTTTGATTTTTTGATTACTTTAACCATTTAATATTATGTTTCTGCTATATCCTGCGTAATCTCTTTTTAATTCATTTCTTTGCTCTAATTTTAACACTAAAGCACTAACTGAGTTTTTACTTTTATAACCCATCTCTTTCGCCATTTCTGAAAAAGTTGGACTATATTTGTATTTTTTAGTATAATTTTTAATGAATTGCAATAGCTTCATCATTTTAGGAGTCATAGGTCTTTTACCTCTTTCTATCTTGTTCATTTAAAACTAACCTCCTTAACAGTTCTGCATAGCCATTTATGTCGTCAAAGCTATCTTTTTTATAGTTTTCTGATTGCATAACTCTCCAAAGTTTTAAAAAAATCATAAAAATACCAAACAATTTTAAAGGTACTTTGACCTCACAATTGTTATGTACTGATAAATATTTTTCTAAAATACCTGACATAATATAAGATGTATGGTCAAACTCTCCATAATCATCTTGTTTTTCTTTTAATAATCTTTCTATCTCACTTATAAACTTAACATTATCTGACATAGTTTCCTTCAGTATCTTTACACCAATGTGCAATTACATTTTGATCTTTATATTTAACTAATACCCAAACCTCACCATTACCTTCTTTGTAATTAGGATTATCAATATATTTAATAGTTTTATTAAAAATCTCCTCACAAGTAACAGGATTTTGGGAGCTAAGATAAGGTATGTTTTCATACTTTAAATTCCCATTACTTGTAAAGATCACTAAAACTAAATAAATAACCTTCACTAATTAAAAGGGTATTTCTTTACTTTGTGTTTTAGCTTGTTTTGGTTTGTACTCATTCTTGTAGCCTGACAAGATAGTACCTTCATCGTTTAACCAACCAATTAAACCTTTTTGACCACCGGCATCTGGATAATTCATTTCACCAGTAAATTTTCCATCATCAGATTTAAATAGCACTCCAATTTGAGCAAATACTCTGACAAATTTTGAATTACCATCTTTTGATACACCTTTGACTCCAAGTATAGTTCCTTTGTTACCATTATCTAAAACTACATTACCTGAAAAAGATATTTTAAGTGATTTTTCAGATTCAGGTTGATACTGGAATAACACCCAATCTTTTTGTTTTGCATTACCATTTGTTGACATTAGTTCCTCCTTGTTTTTGGATTTGTTTTTGTTGTATTTCAAATAGCTTTTCAATTTCTTGATCTGAATTGCCATTCTTTTTCCAATTGGTAAATAAAGCTGTCAACTTAGTTTCGGTTGTTTGCTTTTTGATTTCATCCTCAATTGAAACTTTTTTAGTTGTGCTTTGAGTTTTTGTATTTTGGTTATTCAAAGCGTTTACTAATTCTTCTGCACTAGCATACTCAGATCCTGATAGACCAAAGGCAGCTAAACATCTTCCTAATGCACTACTGGAGCAATTTTCTAATGCACTTGTTTTATTAATAAATGATGAATTACGAAATTCTTCAGCAGTTCCTACAGAGTAAATTACATCACCAATATAAAGTTCTGTTTTTACAATAACTCTATCGGCATCATGGAATAATATTTCTTCATTAAATCTAGCCTCTGGAAAATATTGTAATAAATGTTTGTGTCTTTCATTTACTGTAGAATATTTTTTACCTTTAATATTTACAGTTGGGATATTTATTAAGGCATCAAGACAATCTTTTCGTCTTTCCTTAAAACCTCCCTTACTTTTTTCTTCTGTTTGTGGTCTTAGTTTCATGTTTTCCTTTCTTTATTTAATTTTTAAACTCCACACATTCCTTCACATTCATTATTAAACATATCTAGTTGATTGTCGTTTTCTTTTTTATTAAATTCCACTTCATCTAATGGTTTACATGATCTATGAAGATATAATTTATCTCTTACATTTCTTGAACCTGTTCTAATATTTTTGTCAAATTCTACAGCGTCTGCAAATTCTTCTTTTCTCTCAGTTTTCATAAAATGCCAATAAGCATCATTATGATAAGGACATACAATACAAGCTGACTTTTCAGGTAGTGGTATGTTTTCTTTTTTTAAGTAATTTATACAATCTTGTCTTGACATCTTAGCTTCAATTAAAGGATGTCTATTTAAAATATATTTATCTCTAGCAGGTTTCATTCTTTGAATTTCGTCTGTAGATATACCAATCCATTGTTCGACATATTTGTCTTTAGGAAAATGTTTTCCATAGCCTACATTACAAAGTTCTCTTATTTTTTTTCTAATTGGTATAATTTTATAATCTGCGGTGCATTGTCTTCGTAACATTCCCTTTTTACCTGTTATTTCTGCTTGTGTAAAAAAAGGAGCTGTTGGAAATCTTGTTCCATTATCTATGGAATCTAACATGTCTTTTTTTATATTACCTTTAGAAACTACATATACTGGATAAGGTAAAATTTTTTTTAAAAATTCAAGATAACTATAAACTTTTTTGGGTTCATAACCTGTGTCTGCAAATATTGCACAATCTGGTTTAGGAAACTCTCCTTTAGCTGCCATAATCGCCATCACAGAACTTTGAACACCAGCACCCAAACTAATTACTGTTAAAGTTTTTTCTCTATTTTTATCAATCATTTTTTTCTTAATTTTTTATTTTCCTTTACTTGTTCTACATCCTTAATAGCTTTTAATTCTAAGTAGCTTTTATTTTTGGCTACCATTTTTTCTTTAAGTTCATTGTCGCTAATTTGTTTTTTTAATTTTACAATTTCCTCATCTCTGCTTAACAACTTTTGAACATAACCTTTGACTTGTTCTTTGTATTTTCTGTTTTCTGTTTGTAGCTTTGCAAGGTCTTGCATTATTCTATCGGTCATTTTTTTCCTTTCATTACTTCATCTAAAGTTAAATTATGAGTTATCATTAATTGTAAATATTGACCTATTAGACCACCAAATTCCATCTTAAGATTACTTGGTAAAGCCTTTCTTTGAGCAGCAGTTAAAACGCAATAATCGTTAAACCATTGATCTATATTTTTATTTAGTTGTGATGGTGATAGATGGTCAGCTGTAAACATTCCACCTTCTTCTTTTTTTGTCCACTCTTTCCCAATTGTTTTCATAGTGTTTTAATACTCATAATACAAAAATAGTCAATAAACTATACATAATTAATTACAACTTTAGAGGTCATTTATATTATAAAGTTCTTTAATATCTACTTTGTAAACAGCAGGTCTATTATTGTAACCAAAGTTAGTTAGTCGTTCTGGCATATCATTTATGAAAGGAAACCAACCTAATATTGAAAATTCATAATCACCTTCATGGATAACTAAAATATATTTTCCTTTTTTCTCTCCTGGTCTAATCAATAAAAAATTATAATCTTTTTTTTCTTGAGTTCTTATTTCTATATTATTTTGAAAGTCTGAATCATTATATCTTTCTAAGTTGTCAGTATAAGAACCATTATAAAATTGATTCATGGCTTTAGCCCAAGAAATTTCTCCTAAAGCACCTAAGAATGAGTCGCCAAGTTGTTTTTTATAATCTCCTTGATAGCCATAAGAAAAACCTTTACCCATTTTGATATTACCAATAAATCTTTTAGCAGCTACATTTAAAGCAAGTTCTATTTCATTAGATTCTAATTTAACTTTTTTCATGTCTTCTCCTTGTAAATATAGTTCTCCAAAACCATGAACGCATCATAGATATAACTGTAAAGATAACTGCTATATGAAAGCTCTCAAGAACTGTTGGGTGTAAATCAAAAAATGGAAATATAAATAACTGAATTAATGTAGATAAGATTAATCCACTACCTACATCAATTATAGTTTCAAATAAATTTCTCATTTTTTATTCTTTCTTGCTTGTTCTAATTCATTATTTCTTTTTTCATATTCTTCAATGCTTTCACCTGAAAAATATTTAAACCAACAATCGCAACAAAAATCTTTGCCTTTTTCAACTACATCTGCTTTCATTTTACACTTACAACAGATACGATAATCACCATACATATTCACTCAATTTCTTTCCAATCCTTTTCTATTTCATAAGTTAATTCTTTATCAAATTTTATATCTTTTAATAAAGGTTTTATTTTATTCCAATCTTCTATAGATGGATAAGAAAAACAATTATCTTTTCTAAACCAATGCTCAATCTTAGTTTTAGCAATATCTGTATTATTAACTAATTCTTTAATTGTAGTTTGTGATTTAAGATAATCAATAAATTCTAATTTATCTGGTAGGTTAGGTCTATACATAAAAGGTTTATCAAATTGATCTATTAATTCTGGATTATTTTTTAAAAATTCCATAGCAACATCTGTTGATAAAGTTATTTGAACTCTTTGATTACTATTTCTATTTACTTTTCCTTTTAAAATTTTAGCAGCATAAATCATGCTATCTTCATTTGTGTCCATTGAGGTCGGTGTTCGATACATTCTCTGCTTCAATGATTGCTTTTCCAAGTTCTCTTGCGATTTGTGGTACGATTGAGTTTCCAAGACTTTTGACTCTGTTGGCTCTATCTTTGTCCAATTCATAGGATACCCCATTAGGAACTCCACAAAGTTCGGATTGAGTTTGCCACCAGGTTTTATTTTCTGTTGTTGAATCATGTTCCCTATTACTGAAGTCCGATTTTTTTGACTCTGAGGAAATGTTAGATTCTTTGCATCGTTGGTTGTCGGTGTATTGTAAATTTTGTTCTTCTCCAAGTATATCATTGCATCCGATAGTTTTGCTCCGAATGTCATTTGAGGATTGTTTTTTTTCCGAAGAATAAAACCCCCAGATTTCGTTTGTTCCACTCTCTCCGATTGCTCCCCTCCTTCTTCGCATCCTACTGTCGGAGTTGGATACATCTGAACAAATGCAGTCAGATTGTGTTGACTTGCTTTTTTCCAACCTTTCCTTTTTATCAAACTTTCTGCATTTTCTTGACCTGATGCTTTCGGAGTTGGGTACATCTTCACCGCTAGTGGCAGAGGTGTTCCCCCTTGTTTGTATTTCTTGGTTCTCTCTGATGCCGAATCTTGTGTTGGAGTTGGATACATTACATCCGATAATCCAGATTCTTTTTCTTTGATGCCAAGCACCGATGCCTGAAGCTGGTATAATAAGACATTGGACTTCGAAACCTTCTTTTTCCAAGTCAGTTTGCACCTGTCTGAGTACCATGCCTTCTTGGATGTTAATAAGACCTTCAACATTTTCGCCAATGAACCATTTTGGTTTACATTCTCTGACGACTCTAATAGTTTCATCCCAGAGGTATCTATCGTCATCTGTTCCTTTTCTTTTCCCTGCAACTGAGAATGGTTGACATGGGAATCCCCCAGTAACGACATCTGCTTGGTATTTATCTCCTTTGACATTTCTTATTTCTCCTTCGATTGGTATGTTTTTAAAATTCTTTTGCAAGACCTTTTTACAAAATTGGTCTTTCTCACAAAAAGCAATTGTTTCAAAGTGTCCGGTAGATTCTAAACCTAATGAAAATCCACCGATACCACTAAATAAGTCTAAGACCTTTAGTTTAGTTTGTTGCATAATAAAAAATAAATAGAGCAATCTCTATTGCGATAATTGTTTCAAGCATTGTAATTGTTCCTTTGGTTTGAGGTTTTTAATTCTGTTCCAAGTAACACCATTGATAGACCTAGATCCCTCAATGATGTTCTTGAAAGTTTGAATAAATAGTTTTTCTTTTTCAATCTCAGTTGAGAGTTTTATTTTTTCTTTCATTAATATTCTTTTTTAATTGGTCTAATTTCTTGCTCCAAATACTTTCCCAACCTTTAGGACAGTTCCATTTCATATATTCTAAGTTCCTTATTCTCCTTTTATCCCTTAAAGCTATATTAAAATCATAGATCAAAGGCAATCCAAATTTATTTCTTGTCATTATTTTACCAATATTGTTTTAGTTTTTCTACCAAACATCCATGCACTAACCATTGGAGGATCTGTCAAGCCATCCATAGAGTCTATATATACAGTCAAATCACCAGAATTTGTTTTAACTGTTACATAGCAACTACCTTTAGTTCTTGCATCTAACTTAATTCCTTTGGCATATTTATTTTCAAATTTATGTTTTTTTCTATATGCTAGTTCTTCTTTTCTGTTCATTTATCCCTCTTTATAAATTTAACTATATTATTAAAGTATTTTTTAGGTAAAGGTAAAATAACCTCCTTTTTCCTAATCTCTGCGTCTTCCATATCCATGAAACTAAAAAACTTCTTTCCTGGATTTCTTTGTTCTAGGTCTTCTGTTATTGATTTAAAATCTTTAGCTTTCATTATGCTCCCTTATTTTTAATCATTTTTTTGACTTTATTAGTAGTAAATAAATTAACAACATTAACACCATTAATATTGTTAAACTTTTGGACACCTTTAAAAATACAAGGTCGTTTTTTTATAAAATTACCTTTTGCATTAAAGTAATTTTTATCCCAAAAATAATCATATTTATTTTCAACCTCATTAAATATAAATATATTATTATTACTTTTAACAACTCTAACAAAAGCATAATTATATTTATGCCTAGTATTTCTTTTGCTAATAGTTTTTCCATTAAGTTTGATAATATATTTATTGTTATATTTTTTATTCACTCTCATATTACCTTCCTTTTAGTTTCTGATCTCATCAGTTGAGGAGTAACCTCAAGACAAGGGGGATTGCTCCCCCAAGTTTCGATCTATGCAGCTTTTTCCTTTGGTTCAAATCCTAATATTACATTAGCCATAAAATCCCAGTAATTAGCTGCAACTTTATCTTTTAACTTTTCGCTAGGGTTAGGATCTATTGAACCCATTTTGACAGCTAGATCAACGATTGCATCATTATAATATTCAATATCTAATGCCAGACCAGATAACCATTCACTCATAGCTTTGAACTTTCCAACTCTTTCAATATTCCAACCATATTCAGAATTGAAACGATTAAAAATATAATTAATCTTGTCTTGCTCTGTAGTGATTGCTTTACCTTCTAAGTCTTCTTCTATAGTTGATAGAATATAATTTTTATAATTCTTTTTATATTCTGTGTGGTGTAGTTTTCCCCCTTTCTTAATATTCCACTCATTAGATAAATCTAAATGATTTATAACCCAATGCCTAGCTTCAGACTCATTAGGAAATTGTTTTGTATAATTCTCTGAATTTTTATTATTAGTTATTAAGTAAGTGTTCATAGTTTCCTTTCTATTTGATTCGTTGAACATATATCTTGTATAACTTCTGTTCTATATTGTCAACTATTAAACTCTAAGATTGTAGAAATATTTATGTTCGCTGAATGTTCTTATTGATTATAATATGATTGAGTATTAAACACTTACCCTTAAAGGAAAGGATTTTATGACTACAAAAGGATTTACCCAAGTCCCAAATCAATTGATTATCGATGAGAGGTTGAGCAAAGAGGCTAAAGCCTTATTTATCTATTTAAGGTATTTATCGCCTAAATTTAGAAATTTAAGAAATGCCACATTATTGACAAAATTGGATATTTGTTTATCCACATTACAAAAAGCCAAAAATGAGCTAATTAAAGAAGGTTATCTAGTTATCCACAGAAAACCCTCATCTAACTATTATGAGCTTAGACTAAGTAAAAAATACTCAGGGGATAAAGTATTAAATAAGCAAGAGACTAAGTATAATTTACTTAGTATTAAGAATAACAATACTATGTATAACAACACTATGTATAACAAAGGGTTCAAAGGATTTAAAAAAATTAAATAATGGATGATAAATACTATTATAATGGTGAACCTTTGCAGCTAAGTTATAAAAATGATTACAGCATGGGGGACAAGGTTGAAATAGTTAGACAGATAGAAAACGATTTTAAAAGTGGGATGCTGTCCTGGAGTCAGATGTTTTGGATTGTTGAGAATAAAGCCTTTGGAGCTTGGACTTGCCAAAATATCATAGATAAATTGATGTTCTCCGGTAAATTAAAAGTAAACCCCTTAACACTTGACAAGCGAACATTTAACACAATTAGAAAGCCTTTTGATTTGTAATTTACTATATATTGTGCTAATAGATTAACTGGCTACTAGCTCCCTCTTTTAGTTGTTTTTAGCCTATTAAGTTAATTAACTAGTGAGTCTTTCAGATACCTTTCTTTCTTTCCTTAAACTGGAGGACTCACACTAATTTAGAATTATTATAAAGTAATGGCTGGAAGACCTAGAAAACTAAATAAAAAACTTGAAGAAAAGATCCTTGAATTATTAGCTGATGGTTTAACCATTAGACAAGTATTTGAAAAACCTGAAATAGATTATACTTGGCAATCATTTAGAAATGAGTTGGTTAAATCTGATGAGCTGATGCAAAAATATAATCAAGCCAAACAATTAGCAATTGATTTGGAATTATCTAATTTGAAAGACAAAAGACTAGAACTTGAAGCAAAGATTGAATCTGGAATAATAGACGCTAAAGCCGGTCAGAACCTGGTTAATCTTTTTAAACTAACTATTGCATCATCTCAGTGGTCAGCTGCTAAGATTTCACCTAAAAAATTCGGAAAAGCAGCCGAATTAACTATAAAAGGTGATGATAAACAACCATTAAACATTACTTGGAGCAAATAAACTATGAATTATTTAGGTCTTAAATCTTTTAAAAGTGTTGATTTTATTAGTTTAAAGGTATTATTTGCACACATAAAAAGCAGATCATACATACAAGGTGTTGCAAAATTATCACAAAAGGAGAACAATTAGCGAACTTTCTGATAACGATTAATTATCGGAACATTACTAGTGATAACGCATAACTTATTGATATAAAATTTATGGTTGTAACTAGTTAGTTATTGGTTTTGAATTGCTAAATATGGGGGGTTTTTTGATTGGTGGCACCTTATTTTGTGTTACCGGTTAAATTAAAATTAATGTATGCTACAAACACATGGACGATAGATTTCTAAAAACAATAATCTTCATTATGAAAGATAAAACGACAAAAAAACCAATTGTGATTACACATTTTCAAGGTTTTAAAACAAACGATGAAGCTGAAGACTTTTCTGAGTTCTTAAGAACACAATTTATTTTGCCAGACGATTATCCTGATGCAAATACAACTATACATTGAATGATATTTCCTAAAAAAAAATACGATATTATTGTTATTGATCCACCATGAAAGATAAAAAAGGTAACTCATAAAACAAGACCTAATCAGGTTAATATGGATTATCCTTTAATGGAATTAGATGAAATTAAACAAATGCCAATAAAAAGTTTGGCAAAAGACAAGTGCTGGGTTTTCCTTTGGACAACACAAAAATACTTGTTCGATGCAAAAACTGTTTTAGAAAATTGGGGTTTTAATTTTTTGTGTATGGGAGTTTGGGAAAAAACATTTGGAAAGTCAGCTGGGATGCCTTTATTTGGTTTTAGATGGAACGCAGAATTTATATTAATAGGTTATAATAAAAAACCTGATTTATGGATTAAAGGAAAACCATTAATACCATTATGTTTTCAAGCAGAAAATATTAGACATTCTCAAAAACCAGATAAATTTTATAAAATGATTGAACCTTTGGGAAATGATAGAATTGACATTTTTGCTAGACAAAAAAGAAAAGGTTGGGATGTTTGGGGAAATGAAGTATAGGGGGTTTTGATATAATATGAAACAAATTGTAATTCCTTACGCACCAAGAAAAATCCAAAATTTTTTGCATGAAAAATGCGATAAGAACCGCTTCAATGTAGTCATTGTTCATCGTAGAGGGGGTAAGACTGTATTTGCTATCAATCACTTAATTAGAGCTGCTCTAACAAGCACTAAACCCTATCCTAGATTTGCTTTTATCTCTCCTTACCGGTTGCAAGGAAAAAGCACCGCTTGGGATTATATGAAACAATTTTCCTCTGCCATACCAGGAACAAAATTCAATGAGTCTGAACTTAGGGTAGATTTCTCAGTTAATAATTCAAGAATACAAATTTTAGGCGGTGAAAATAGTGCTGCCATAAGAGGTCAGTATTTTGATGGGATAGTTTGCGATGAAACACAAAACCTTTCGCCAGACCTTTTTGATACCATTTTAAGACCTTGTTTATCGGACAGAAAAGGCTTTGCTATTTTTATAGGCACACCGATGGGAAGAAACTGGTTCTTTGATTTACATGAAAATGCTAAACACAATAAAGATTGGTTTACAGCGATCTTCAAAGCTAGTGAAACCAATATCATAGCAAAGGAAGAATTAGATGCTGCTAAACAAACGATGTCGCCAGAAAGTTATGCTCAAGAGTTTGAATGTTCATTCCAAGCTGGAATATCCGGTTCTTATTATGGTAAGACAATTGAGGAACTAGAAGAAAAAGGCAATGTTAAAAATTTTGATATAGATGATAATTTAGAGGTTGAAACATGGTGGGATTTAGGAATGAATGATTCTACTGTGATTACCTTTGCTCAACGACACAATGATGAGGTTAGAATAATTGACTGCTATGAAAATGCAGGTGAGGGTTTAGAGCATTATTTAAATGTTATAGACAGTAAACCTTATAACTACTCAAAGCATATAGCTCCCCATGATATTAGAGTTAGGGAGATTGGAACGAATAAATCTAGATGGGAAACCGCTAAAGAAATGGGACTAGAATTTGACATAGCACCTAAACTTAGTGTAGAAGATGGTATTGAGCAAGTAAGACGAATGTTGCCTAAGTGCTACTTTCATAAAAACAATTGCAAAAAGTTGGTTGAGGCATTAAAATCATATTGCAAACGCTGGGATGAAAAAAATAATTGTTTTAGGAATAAACCTTTGCATAACTGGGCATCACACTTTGCAGACTCAGTACGATATGGAGCTGTGACAGAACCTATCGAAAGATCGGATTGGAACACACCAATTCATGTGGACACAAATTATATAGTTTAATATGGCAAAAAAAATAATCGAATTATCAGATCCTAAATTAAGAAGTTTATTATCCAATCAAATAGAAAATGCTTTAGGGTATTTAGGAGGTAATCTTTCTGAGTCTAGAAGAAAATCTTTAGAATATTATTTAGGTGATAAACTTGGAACAGAAATAGATGGTCGTAGTCAGGTAGTATCAACTGATGTTGCAGATACAATTGAAAGTATCTTGCCAAACCTACTTAGAGTTTTTACTGCATCAGATAAAGTAGTAAGATGCGAACCGGTAACTGCCGAAGATGTTCCATTAGCAGAACAAGCAACTGCATATTTAAATCATGTGTTCTACAAAGACAATAATGGTTTCCAATTATTATATAATTTTTTTAAAGATGCTCTAATTGAAAAAAATGGTTTTCTAAAAATTTACTATGACGAAAGCGAAAAGGTTGAGCATGAAACTTATAAAAATTTAACTAAAGCTGAAAAAGATTTATTAGAAGATACTAAAGATGAAATTGAAATTGTTGAAGAAGAAGAAATAGAAGATGAAACTGCAAAAGAACAATTTGAGGCACTACTAGAACAGTATGAAGATCAAGGAGCAGATGTATCTCAAGTTCAAGAACCAGATTTTACTTTATACAATTGTAAAATTAAACGAACTAAAAAAACTGGTAAAATAAAAATTGAAAGTATTCCGCCAGAAGAATTCTTAATTGACAGAAATGCAAAAACAATTGACGATGCCGATTTTGTTTCGCATAAAGTTTTAATGTCAAGATCAGACCTAGTTGCTATGGGTTATGATGAAGATGAAGTTAATGACTTACCAACTAGCGAAGAAGATATTTACAATACTGAAGAAATTACTAGACAAAGAAACATAGACGAATATCCAGTCGATAGTGCTACAGATAAATCTACAGAAAAAGTTTTAATCTATGAGTCTTATGTAAAATACGATTACGATGAAGATGGTATTGCAGAACTTAGAAGAATAGTTTCAGCAGGGGATGATGGTTCTATGGTGTTAGAAAATATGCCTTGCGATAATGTTCCATTTGTAACTGTAACTCCTATTCCAATGCCACACAGATTTTATGGAAGATCAATTTCAGAATTAGTTGAAGATATTCAATTAATGAAATCAACTGTCATGCGTCAGTTATTAGACAATATGTATTTAACAAATAATAACAGAGTTGCGATCATGGATGGTATGGTAAATATGGATGATCTTTTAACCACTAGACCAGGCGGTGTAGTTAGAACTAAGCAACCACCAAATCAAGTGATGCAACCTTTACAATCACAACCGATTTCACAACAAGCATTTCCAATGTTATCTTATTTAGATTCAGTTAGAGAAGCTAGAACTGGGATTACAAAGTCTGCTCAAGGTTTAGATGCAGATACTTTAAATTCAAAAACTGCAACTGGTGTTAATACTTTGATGACGCAAACTCAAATGCGTTCAGAATTAATTGCTAGAATCTTTGCTGAAACAGGTGTGAAGGATTTATTTAGAAAAATATTTGAGCTTATGGTTAAGTATCAAGACAAAGAAAGAATTGTTATGTTAAATAATCAGTATATACCGGTTAAACCTACTGAATGGAAAGATAAATTTAATATTAATATTGTCGTAGGACTTGGAACTGGTTCTAAAGAGCAACAAATCTTAATTCTAAACAACATCCTTGAACGACAACTTCAAGCATTTCAGTTACAAGGTGGAAAAGAGATGCCAATGGTAACTCTAAAAAATATTTACAACACTTTATCAAAAGTAATTGAGAACGCTGGACTTAAAAATGTGGAAAGTTACTTTGTTAATCCTGATATTGGAAAACAAATGATGCCTCCACCAGCTCCACCACCTCTAACTCCTATTGAAAAAATAGAATTTACAAGAATTGATGCTGAGAATAAGAGAAAAATTGCTGATCTACAATTACAAGCACAAGAATTGGCTCAAAAAACTCAAGAAATGCAATTAGATTTTGAAGCGAAGATCAAAGAGATGGCATTAAAGTATAATACACAATTAGATACTGCAAAAATTAAAGCTGATGCAGATTTAGATAAGATGATGGTGGCAGGAGATAACAAAATTCTTGAACAAGCCACAAAATCGACTAATATGTTCAGTCAACAGTTACAAGGACTAAATGGAAACCAAAGACCAGGTGAGGAGATCGGAAGAAATCAGCCGATCCAACCAAGCCAAACAAATACTGGAGAATAAAATTTTTATAGAGGCGGTAGATTCTCTAAAAAAACTTTATTCTGAAGCACTACTTGAAAAAACTGGTGCGAAAGAAAGCGATACTAGAGAAAAACTCTGGATTGCTTATAATGTTGTTGGAAAAGTAGAACAACATCTTAAAACTGTAATTGAAACAGGGAAACTTGCAGAAAAACAGTTAGAAGATTTTAGAAAACAACAACGCCAAACAAAATTTTAACCATAAAGGTTAGAATAAGCCAAGTCGTAAGACAGCTTAACTATAGGAGGACTTAAATGTCTGACAGTAACCCATTACTGAACAATGTGTCAGTACAAGGTGCTGCTAAATCTATTGAAGGTTTGATGGACTCTAAAGGAGTTATCAAAAAACCTCAAGAAGAAGCAACACCAGTTGAACCAAAAGAAGAAGTTGAAGCGAAAGTAGAAACAGAAACTGAGGTTGAACAACCAACTGAAACTCAACCGGAACAACAAGTTCAGGAAGTTGCAGAAGAAGAAGCATCCGAAGATGAAAATGCGATTGAAGAACAAGAAACCGATCTACACCAAGTTATTATCAATGGTGAAAAGATTGATGTTGACCTTGAAGAATTAAAAGCAGGTTATCAAAAAGATGCCGACTATAGACGAAAGACTGAGGAGATAGCGATTGAAAAAAGAGAGCTAAAAGCCGAAGAAGATCGTCTGAAAAACCAGTATTCAACAAAGATGGAAGATTTAAATTCTTTAGTCGTTACTTTGAATGCTGAAATTAACAACGATATGAATTCTAAAGAGTTAGATGCTCTTTGGGAGGAAGATCCGACTGAAGCTGCTAGAGTTGATCGTAGAATACAAAAACGAAAACAATCAATTCAACAAGCACAGCAAAAACTGAGAGAACATCAACAAGCTCAGTTCCAGGAATTGTTAAAAGAAGAACAAAAAAAACTTCATATGAAACATCCTGAAATTGCTGATCCTATAAAAGGTGCAACAGTTAAATCAAATATTATGAACTACTTAAGTTCTAAAGGATTCTCAAATGAGGATGTCGCAAGAATTTATGATTCAAGATATTTTGATGTGATTATGGATGGTATGAACTTTAATAAATCTAAATCAGCTAAACCTAATTTAGTTTCTAAAAAAGTTAAACCAACCACTAAGTTTGTTAAGTCAGGCATTAAAAGTACAAAAGAAGAATTAAACTCTAAGTCTAGGTTGAATCAAATTAAAGCGTTGAAAAAGTCAGGAAGTCCAAAAGACGCTACTGATCTTTTACTTCGTTATTTATAAACAATAACCTACTAAGGAGATAAACAATGGCTGTATATCAAACATACCAAACAGTCGGCATAAGAGAAGATTTGGCAGATATTATTTATTCAATATCACCAACTGAAACACCTTTTATGTCTGGCGTTGCTAAAACAAAAGCAACAAACACTTCACACCAATGGCAAACAGACGCATTAGCTGATGTGGCTGCAAATGCTGCGGTTGAAGGTGCTGCGATTTCTTATGGAACTCAAAGTGCGACAACTAAAGAAACTAACTACACTCAAATCTCTACTAAAGCTGTTCAAGTATCAGGAACTAATGATGCTGTAACATCTGCTGGTAGAAACAATGAGTTAGCTTACCAAGTAGCTAAAGCTGCGAAAGAGTTAAAAAGAGATATGGAAACTGCTCTTTTATCTAACAACGCTGCTGTTGCTGGAGATGCTACAACTGCAAGAGAATTAGGTGGAGTCCAAACTTGGATCGAAACTAATGTTGATGCAGGTGCTGGTGGATCTGGTGCAGGTAATGGTGCTGCTAGAACTGATGGTACTCAAAGAGCTTTTACTGAAGATCAGTTAAAAGGTGTTTTGAGAAGTTGTTACAATCAAGGCGGAAACCCTAACATGATTATGGTTGGTGCTTTCAATAAACAAAAACTATCAGGCTTTACTGGTGGATCTACAAGATTTGACGCTGCTGAAGATAGAAGATTAATTACTTCTATTGATGTATATGAGTCAGATTTCGGAACTATGCAAGTAGCTCCAAACAGATTCATTAGAGGTGCTAATGCTACTGCTGCTAAAGTAGGTCAAGATGCTCTTGTATTAGAGATGGACTACTGGGCAGTTTCTTTCTTAAGAGATTTTGCTTTGCAAACTCCAGCTCAGACTGCTGACGCAGATCAGAGATTTATGGTTGCTGAGTACACTCTTGAGTCAAGAAATGAAAAAGCAAGTGGAATGGTTACAGACCTAACTACTTCATAATAAATAATTTGTGGTGGGGGAGAAATCCCCCATCATATTTAATCAACAATTTTGTTTGGTCTTTGAAGATTTATTTAAAGTCGGAACGAAGCAAATAAAAAGGACAATAAAATGAGAACATTAAACGACTATTTTATAACAGCTGAAATTGAAGATGTATCAACAGCTTCATCAACTTTTGTTGCTGTACCTGATGGCGGAAAAGTGGTTAAAATTATAACTGCTTTACAAGGTGCTATTTCAGGTGGAGATGCAGCAATCACTTTTGAAATTGGTGGTACTGCTATGACAAATTCTGCTATTACAGTTGCCAACTCTGGTTCTGCTGCTGGTGATGTAGATACATCTGAGCCAAGTGCTGCTAACAGAGTAGAAGAAGATGGAACTATCGAAATGATTACTGATGGTGGTTCTACTGGAACACAAAAATTACTTGTTACATTTGTAATTAGAAGATAATAAACCAAAGGGGGATCTTGCCTAGCGGTATTTCCCCCTAATTAATTAGGAGAAAAATTATGAGTTTTAATTATGGATTAAGACCTACTACTCATCAAGGAATAACAAGCACAGGTACAAGTTCACAATCAAGTGCTTTTGGTTCTCAAACTGAATATGTAAGAATAGCATCTACTGCTGATGTGTATATTTTATTTGGTGCGAACCCAACTGCTGTATCTACTGCTGGTTCTTCAACAATCTTTATACCTGCTGACCAACCTGAAATTTTTAAAGTTTCACCTGGTGAAAAAGTTGCTGTGATTGGTAGTGCTGAAGTTTCAGTTACTGAAATGTCTAGCTAATGGCTAAACAAAAGTTTACCCATTTTATACCAAGAGATAAGCCTAAAAAAAGAGGTGCAAGACAACACAAGAAATCTTTGAATAAATCAGAGAAAAGACAGAAGAAACAAAAAAGATACAAAGGTCAAGGCAAATGAAAAAAGATATAATTTTAGATGGATTGCAAAAAACAACTTACATGAAAGATGACATGGAAGGTAAAATTGCAGTTAAAGAAGAAGTTAATATTGATTCACACCTAAAGCATAACAAAGAATTGCTAAATATGAATGATGGCTATTCTAAATCAAGAGATTTGAAAAGAGTAGCCAGTATTCCAACTATTGCTTTAAGTGTCTGGGCAAATGAGTATAATGGTGATAGTAATTGGTTTGGACTACCACCAGAAGTTCAAAAAAAAATATTAAAGAAAAAATTAAATAGCAGCGAATTTAGATATTTTAGAACTGCTGAAGGAAAATTATAATGGCACTAGCAACATATTCAGATTTAAAAACATCAATTGCTAACTGGTTAAACAGATCAGATTTAACATCAGAAATATCAGAAGATTTTATAGTTCTTACTGAAAAAGATTTTAATTCTAAATTAAGAATTAGAAAAATGAATGAAACAAATAGTTCTTTTACTATTGATTCTGAAACAGTAGCTTTACCAACTGGCTTTTTACAAGTAAGAGATTTTTATATTTTACAAGGTGGTACTAAGTATGCACTAAAATATATTACTCCTGCACAAATGGATCAAATAAAAGGCGGTTCAACATCTGGTATGCCAAGCACATTTACAATACTTGGAGATAATTTTAGATTTGCACCAAGTCCATCTGCATCTTACACAGGAGTTATTAATTACTTCAAAGAATTTGATGCTTTATCTGATTCAAATACATCTAATTATATTTTAACTAATCATCCAGCTATTTATTTATATGGATCATTGTATCATGCTGCTAATTTTTTAGGTGGTATTGAGCCAAGACAAGTTCAACAATGGCAACAAATGTATGCAACTGCTATGGAAAGATTAGAGAGAAACGATAGAGAAGATCAATATGGAAATGCACCATTACAACAAAGAGGGGATGTAACTGTTGCAGGTTCATTTAACGATAACTTTGTTGCAATAACAAATAACAACCAATAGGATAATAATGCAAATACCCTTTGGAGAGTGGCTACCTGACCAACCAGAACATAATAATCCTGGTGCGAATGTTGCTAACAATGTGTACTTTGCAAGACAATCTTATAAACGATTTCCTTCATTAGTTAATTATTCAACAAATAATATTAGTGCTGACAGTAGAGGTGCAGGTTCATTTAGAGATAACTCTAATACTGTATTTAATTTTGTTGCAACAAATACAGACTTATATCAATTAGATGGTGGAGCTTTTACATCAAGAAAATCATCTTTAACAGGTGGTAATACAGACTTTTGGACATTTACACAATTTGGTAATTATGTAATTGCAAGTAATGGTGTAGATGCACCTCAATATTATTTAATGGGTACATCAACTAACTTTGCAGATTTATCTTCTATTTCAACATCAGGTACTGTACCAACATTTAAAGTTTCAGGTGTAATCAGAGATTTTTTAGTAACTGGTAATCACACAAATAATTCTAACAGAATACAATGGTCAGGAATAAATGATATTACAACTTGGGCATCTGGAACTAAACAATCAGACTTGCAAGACCTACCAGGATCAGGTGGACAAATAACTCATATAACTTCTGGAGAGATTTCATATATTTTTAGACAAAACCAAATAGTTCGTATGGACTATGTTGGTGGTGCAACAGTATTTAGATTATCTGTAATCTCACCTAATAGAGGAGCTGTATATGGAAGAACAGTTTGTCAAGATAATCGTAGAGTATTCTTTTATGCTGATGATGGTTTTTTTGAAATTAATGGAGATCAAGTTATCTCAATTGGTGCAGAAAAAGTAAATAGATTTTTTGATACAGATTTAAACAAAGCATTTAGTGATAGAATATGTGCAGCTGTAGATCCATTTAATCAATTAGCTTTATGGTTATATCCATCAGCTTCTAATACATCTAATACAACTGGTATTTGTGATAAAGTTTTAATTTATAATTATGCTACTCAAAAATGGTCAACTGCTGAAGCTAGTGCAAGTACGATATTTTCACAATTCGTTGGTGCTTACACAGTTGAACTAATGGATATTATTTCAGAAAACTTAGACAATATTAATATTGCTTTAGATACTGACTTTTGGAATGGTGGACAATTATTATTAGGTGCAATAGATAACAATTATAAAGCTGCAATTTTCTCAGGTACTGCAAATGAAGGTGAAATAGAAACTTCAGAAATAGAGTTGTTTCCTGGACTAAGATCGAATATAACAGGAATTAGACCAATAGTAGATGCAACAGCTACAGTTACTATTAAAACTAGAGATAGATTAGCAGATACCGCTAATGAGTCTAGTTTAGCTAGTATGAACTCTACAGGAATAAATCCAGTCAGACAATCTGGTAGGTATGTTAAAATTAATGTAAAAATACCTAGTGGTGGAGTTTGGAAAGATGCTCAAGGAATTGATCTAGTTGCCTCAAGAGGAGGGTTGCGATGACAGATAAAAGTGATATAGATAATGTTAGATACAGTTTTGAAACTCAAGAGTTCTTTCAAAGACAAATTGAAGAAGCTATTAACACATTAGTAAATGAAAAGAACCAAGAAAACAATAAAGCATACGCTTGGTTTATAGGAGATTAAAGTGGCAGGTATAAAAGATTATTCAACAACACAAATAAACAATACAGACTTAAATGGTATTTCAGTTGCAGAAGGGATGTTACCTTCTAATCTAAACAATGCAATTAGAGCATTGATGAAAAATACTAGAGAATGGTTTAATGATTCTCAATGGGTTGAATATGGAGATGGAGATGGAGCTTATACTGCTGCTTACGCATCAGCTACTTCTTTTACAATTGCTGGTGTTGATGTAACTCCAATTTACCATGAAGGCAGAAGAATAAAATTAATAGCTAGTACACCTGGAACTATTTATGGAACAATTAGTTCTTCAACTTTTTCAACTAACACAACTGTTAATGTAACTTGGGATAGTGGTTCATTATCTAATGAAGCAATCACTAATGTTTATATTGGTGCTTTATCAAAAACAAATAATTCTTTACCAACTGGTGTTATTGCTACTGCAACTTTAGCAGATGGTTCAGTTACTACAATTAAAATTGCTGATAGTGCTGTTACTACTGCAAAGATAAATGATGCTGCTGTAACTAATGCTAAACTTGGTGCAGACTCTGTAAATGGAAGTAAGATTGCAGATGATAGTATAGATTCAGAACATTATGTAGATGGTTCAATAGACACAGCTCATATTGCAGACTCACAAATCACAACTGCTAAAATTGCAAACTCAAATGTAACTACAGCAAAAGTTGCAGACAGTAATATTACCACAGCAAAAATAGCTGATAGTAATGTAACTACAGCTAAGATAGCAGATTCAAATGTCACAACAGCTAAAATTGCTGCTGATGCAATTGATGGAACTAAAATAGCTGACGATAGTATTAATAGTGAGCATTATGTAGATGGATCTATAGACACACAACATATTGCTGATTCTCAAATCACTACTGCAAAGATTGCTGACTCTAATGTGACAACTGCTAAGATTGCTGATTCAAATGTTACGACTGCAAAAATTGCAGATAGCAATATCACTACTGCTAAAATTAATAATGATGCTGTTACAATAGATAAAATTGCAGATGCAGTTATTGTAACTAATGCTGAAGCATCAGGACATACGCCAGATGATGTTACATTCTTAACTACATCAGCAAGTGATAGTTTATATTTTAGACAAGATAGTTCTGAAACAATTAACTCAGGTCAAACTTGGTCTGGTTCAGATTCTTTTATTGCAACTACTGCTGCTATAGATGCTAGAGTAATTGATTTAGTAGATGATGTTGGAGGATTTTTTCCAATATCAAGCGAAACAAATTTTCCAAATACAAACCCAGATGTAAATGATGGTGCTGGTACAATTGTATCCATTAAAGAAATGGCAACTACAAGAACTCCAAGTGGAGGAACAGTTACTATTGCTGGTGGTACAGTTGGAGGATCTACTGTAACTATCACAGGATGTGGTTCTACAGTTTTAACTGCTGGTTTTGGTGTTCTTGTTGAAACAACTTCAACACTTAATACTTATACTTTTCATAGATTAGTTCCAAAGGCAACTGAAGTTACAACTGTTGCCGCTATTTCATCTGATATTACTGCTGTTGCAGGTATAACATCTGATGTATCAAGCGTTGCTGCAATAGATACAGATGTAAGTTCGGTAGCTGCTATTGATAGTAATGTTACAACAGTTGCTGGTTCAATTTCAAATGTTAATACAACAGCAGCAAATATTACTGATGTAAATACTTTTGCAGTTAGATATAGAATAGGATCAAGTAATCCAACTACTTCATTAGATGAAGGAGATTTATTTTTTAATACTACTGACAATGAACTAAAATTTTACAATGGTTCTGCTTGGTCAACTATTCAAGGTGGAATATCAAATGTAGTAGATGATGTAACTCCACAATTAGGTGGAAACCTAGATTTAAACTCAAACAATATAACAGGTACAGGAAATATTGATAATGTAGGTACAATCACTACAGATGGATTAACTGTTGCTGGTAATGTTAGTGTAGATGGTGGCACAATCAAACTAGATGGTAATTATCCTGTAGGAACAAATAACGTAGCTTTAGGAGATGGTGCTTTAGATGATGGAAGTTTAAGTGGTGGCTACAATGTTGCTATAGGTTCAAGTGCATTAACATCTAACACTACAGGAATACAAAACATAGCAGTTGGTTTTGATTCTCTAGGCGATAATACAACAGGAAGATATAATACAGGTTTAGGTCATGGTGCTTTAGCATTGAATACCACAACTTGTTATAATACAGCAGTAGGTTATGCTTCACTTAATAATAATACAGGTTCAAATAATACTGCATTAGGTACGTCATCACTTCAATCTAACACAACAGGTTCAGAAAACACAGCTGTTGGTAGAGAAGCATTAAAAGTAAATACTACAGGTGCGTCTAACACTGCTATGGGAGAAGAAGCACTTAAAAATAATTCAACAGCATCTAACAATACAGCAATCGGTAGATGTGCTTTACATTTAAATACTACAGCAAGTGATAACACAGCCGTAGGTTATCTATCTTTATGTACTAATACAACAGGAACATTAAATACAGGAATAGGTACTTGTTCACTTCAACGTAATACAACAGGTTCTAATAATACAGGATTAGGTAGAAATTCTCTTTTTAATAACACCACTGCAAATAATAATACTGGAATAGGTTATAGGTCATTAAATGAAAATACTACAGGTGCATCTAATACAGCAATAGGTTCTGATGCTTTATTTAACAACACAACAGCTTCTAATAACACAGCAATAGGATTGTGTGCTTTATGTGCTAATACGACAGCTAATAATAATACAGCAATTGGTAGTTTTTCAATAGCATCAAACACAACAGGAACTAGCAATACAGCAGTAGGTTATTCATCTTTATATAGTAATACAACAGCAGATAGCAATACAGCTTTTGGTCATGTTACTTTACAATTTAATACAACAGGTGCTAGTAATACTGCTGTTGGTAGAGGTGCTTTACAATGTAACACCACAGCTGACAACAATACAGCTGTGGGATTTTGTTCTTTAAGAAATAATACGACAGGTACAAATAACACAGCAGTTGGTTCTTGTTCTTTATGTGCTAACACAACAGGCTGTTCTAATAGTGCTTTTGGTATACGTTCTTTACAAAACAATACGACAGGATTCAGAAATACAGCACTTGGATATAATGCTTTACTATATAATACTGAGGGTTCAACCAATGAAGCCATTGGTTATCAAGCCTTGAGAGACAACACTACTGGCAGTGGAAATATTGCGCTAGGTTCAAGGTCTCTAGAATCTAACGAAACAGGTGTTAATAATATAGCGATTGGTATTTCATCTCAATTAGTTGCTACAGGAAACAACAATATTGCAATCGGTTGTGGTTCAATGATTAATACCACAACACCAAATGATAATACTGCTGTAGGTTTTAGAACAATGCAAGGGAATACTACAGGGTGTCGAAATTCTGCTTATGGTAGTCTTTCTTTATGTAAAAACACTACAGGAGATAGAAATACAGCATATGGTTATGCTTCTTTATTTTCTAATACAACAGCTTCAAACAACACAGCTGTTGGTTTCTGTTCATTAAATGCTAATACGACAGGTATTTGTAATGTATCTGTGGGTGCTTTTTCTTTACTTTCTAATCAAACAGGAACTAATTTAACTGGCATAGGGTTTAATACTTTAAAATCAACCACAGTAAGTGATAACACAGCAATCGGTAGAGATTCTATGTGTGCAAACACAACTGGTTCATCTAATACAGCAGTAGGAGTTAATTCGTTAAAAACTAATACGACAGGTACACAAAACATAGTTATGGGTCAAGCATCATTAGATGCTAATACGACAGGAAGCTGTAATACTGCAATAGGAAGAAGTGCTTTAGGTTCTAACACAACAGCTTCTAACAACACAGCAGTTGGTTATGAAGCTATGTGTGATAATACTACAGGACATTCAAACACTGCTTTTGGATACTCTGCTTTATGTGATAACACTACAGGGATTGGTAATACTTCGATTGGTTGGAGAGCAATGTTTAGAAATACTACTAATGGGTGTAACACAGCAGTAGGTTATCAAGCTCTATCATTTAATTATCAAGGAGAAGGAAATACAGCTTTAGGTGCTTGTACTTTAAGAACTGCTGGTCAAGGAGTTACTTCAAGTAATAATACAGCAGTAGGTTTCATGGCATTACAATCTACTGATTCTGGAGATAATAATACAGCTGTAGGTTTTTGTTCTTTAGAATCAAATACATCAGCTTCTAATAACACAGCAGTAGGTTATAATTCACTTTGTGCTAATACGACAGGAACAGCTAATTTAGCAGTGGGTACTTGTGCTTTAAAAAATAATACAGCAAGTTATAACACAGCATTAGGTACAGGTGCTGGTGTAGCTACTACAACAGGAGCTCAAAATACTGTTGTTGGATTTCAAGCATTAAGAGAAAATACTACAGGTGGAAATAATGTTGCTGTTGGACTTTATGCATTACAACAAAACACAACAGCTTCAAATAATACAGCTGTTGGTTTAAGTTCTTTATCTGCTAATACGACAGGAATTCAAAACGTAGCAATTGGAAAAGATGCTTTATTATCTAACACAACAGCACAGGATAACACAGCAGTAGGTTATCAATCTTTATGTGCTAACACTACAGGTCAGTTTAATATAGCAATCGGTAAACTTTCATTATGTTCTAATACAACAGCATCTAATAATATAGCTTTAGGTAATGCTTCTTTAAAGTCTAACACTACAGGTACTCAAAACTCTGCATTAGGAAGAAGTGCTTTATATTCTAACACCACAGCTTCCAACAACACAGCTGTAGGTTATGAATCTTTAGTAGCTAATATAACAGGTAATAAAAACATAGCAGTAGGAACTCAATCTCTATATAATAATACTACAGCCTCAAACAACACAGCAGTAGGTTTTGAATCTTTAAAAGCTAATACGACAGGTGCAAATAACACAGCACTAGGTCATATAGCTTTATGTTCTAATACAACAGCTTCTGATAGTGTTGCTGTTGGAGATTATGCACTTAGATCAAACACAACAGGTGCAAATAATGTTAGTATAGGTGTTAATGCATTGGGTTCTAATACAACAGCTTCTTGCAATACAGCTGTTGGTAGAAGTGCTTTAGCAGCTAACACAACAGGTACACAAAATACTGCAGTAGGTTGGTCTGCGTTAAATGATGTTACAACAGGAAATTATAACGTAGGAGTTGGTAGAGGAGCAGCTTCTGTTGTTACTACAGGAAGTAATAATACAGCAATGGGTTATAATGCTGGTGGAAGTTTAACAACTGGTCAAGAAAATTTATTATTAGGGGTAAATGCAGGTAAATCAACATCTCCATTTACAGTAACAACACAAGGTTGTAGAATTGTTCTTGGTCATAACAGTATTACTAATGCTTATGTAAAAGTTGCTTGGACAGTAACTTCAGATTTAAGAGATAAAACAGAAATTGCAGATGTACCTCATGGTTTAGGTTTTGTAGATAAATTAAAACCAGTTAGTTTTAAATTTAAAAAATCAAGAGAAGATGATACTCCACATGGTACTAAACATTATGGATTTTTAGCACAAGACATACTTGAACTTGAGGGAGACAACAATGTTATTATTGATAATGAACAACCAGAAAAACTAAAATACAAAGGCGAACATTTAGTTCCTGTATTAGTCAATGCAATAAAAGAGTTGAAAAAAGAAATAGACCTATTAAAAAACAAATAATGAATACATATGTAGTAGAGGGTGGTGTTGGAAAATGCACAGCTTTTACCTCTTTAATCCCAAAGCTAAAACAAAAATCCGAAGTACAAATATACACACCTTACATAGATTGCTTTGCAAATAACCCAGATGTAAAACTTGTTCTTGAACAAACATTACCTTTGCAAGACCCAAGAATAATGGCATCTGATAATATCTATTATTGCGAACCTTACAAATCTAATTTTCAATTTGGTAAGCAACATATTATTGAAAGTTATTGTGAGCATCATAATGTTAAATTTGATAAATCTATGACACCTAAATTATATACAGAACAACATAAAGCATCTGTTAATAAATGGTTAGGAGATAATAATATTGGTAAATATATTTTAATTCAATTTTCTGGTGGACAACCACAGATGGGATTTAATGCAAACAATCAATATACAAATATAAATCCTAATAGAAATTATCAACCATTCTTAGCACAACAAGTTATTAATATGTTAAGAGAAGAATATCCAGATACAACTATTATTAATTGTGTGTTACCTAACGAACCATATTATCAAGGTACAATTAGATGTGATTTACATTGGTCACAGATACATGAATTATTAAAAGGTGCAGAGGGTTTTATAAGTATAGATAGTTGCCTACAACATTTTTCAGCATCAGCAGAAAAGCATGGTGTTGTAATATGGGGTTCAACTAGATGGACACAGTTTGGCTATTCACATAACAAAAACCTACAATTCCACATGAAAGATAAATGGAATGAAACAAAATTCATTGATAGTGACCCTAGAAACAACATGGTTGAACCTAAATTAATTATTGATGAATACAAAAAACTTGATAAAACTAAACCAGTTGCCTGTGCAACACAATAATAGGAGACAATTATGGAAGACGAAACAAGAAATGCAGAACAATTAGCACAAGACTATACAGCTATGGGTCATTCTGTAGATTTAATCAATGGTATCATTGATGGAACGCAAATGGCAGATGAATCTACTGAAGATAAACAAGATGCTGTAAGAAGAAACAAAGAACATCTTGAGTTAATGGTAGCAAAAGATGATTGGGGTTCTGAAGATATGACTTCAGTTAATTCAGCAATCGCATCAGCTACAACTTACTTAGGATAATTTATGAACTTTAAATTTGACGACAAAGACTACGATAGCGATAAGCTATCTGATAATGGCAAATTATATTTAGGTAAGTTACAGAATATAAATACCAAAGAACAACAAATCTCTTTAGAGTTTCAAGATTTAAATATTTTAAAATCTAAATATACTGAGCTGTTAAAAGCTGAACTTCCTAAAGATGAGAAAGTAAAAGAAGATAAGGCAGAAGTTAAATAAGTTTAATAATTCTAAATGGCTAATATATATAAAAACGCACAGTTTAATTTAACTACTACTGCTAAAACAGATGTATATACAGTACCTACAAGTAGAACAGCTTTAATGAAAGTTGTTCATACAGCTAATTATGGAGCAGGAAATACTGTAGTAAAAGGATATATATATGATAGTTCTGCATCAACAGAATATCAAATAGATCAACATACTATAGCTGCTGGTAATTCACAAGATTTAGGTGATGGAGTTTTAGTTTTAGAGTCAGGAGATATATATAGATTAGAAGCAAGTAGTGCTAATTCTATTAGTGGCAGTTGTTCTATATTAGAAATATTTGACGAAAAAAGTGCATAATTATATTGTTGTTTTTATCAATAATATAATATATTTATGAATTTAGTACGAATACCAATTCAAGAACTTGATAAAGTTTGGAGTATGATTGAAAAGGATATTAAATCAGCTCTTGCATACTCAAGTCAACTTACCGATTCAGATTTTGTTTTTGACCTTGCTAAAGAAGGAAAATTCCAAATTTGGGTACTATGGGATAAAGAACAAAAAAAAACTGAGCAAAAGTATTTTGGTGTCGTAGTTACTGAATTGATAAAAAGAAAATTTGGTAAAGTTTGTCATATCTATATTATGACTGGCAGACAAAGACATAAGTGGCAACACTTAATTAGTGAAGTAGAAAATTTTGCTAAAGAAGAAGGTTGCAAAATGATGGAACTGATTGCTAGACCAGGATGGCAAAAAGTTTTAAATTTATTTGATTACAAACGAACCCATGTAGTCTTAGAAAAAAAAATTAAACAGGAGAATAAAATATGAGTTTTGGCGGAGGATCTTCAGGAGGAAGCACAACATCAGAAGTAACACCTTATTCAGCAGCAGAACCACAATTAGGTCAAATTTTATCTGAAGCACAACAGTTATATGGTCAAGGTGTTGGTGCAGCAGGATATGTTCCACCTACTCAACAAACTTTAACTGGACTTGCAGGACAAGAAGCATTAGGCACAGCTGCTCAACAACAAATGGCAGCAACATTAGGTGGTCAATATTTAAATCCTTTCTTAGCTCCCTTAATACAAAAAACTGGTGCTGATATTGCAACATCAGTTCAATCACAATTTTCAGGTGCTGGTAGAACACCAACAAGTCCTATGGCACAACAACAAGCATTATCACAAGTAGCACAAGCTGCTTTACCTTTAGCTTTTCAAGAATATGGAACTGAAAGAGGAAGACAATTAGGTCTTGCTACTCAACTTCCTTCAGTATTCCAAACTGGTCAACAATTAGAAGCTATTCAAAGACAACAACAATTAGCTCCAGCTCAAGCATTACAACAATACGCAGGTTTCGTATCACCAATTGCTTCTGGTTTTCCAACAACTGTAGGATCACAACAAGTACAAGCTAATCCATTTTCTACTACATTAGGTGGTGCTTTAGTTGGTTCTCAATTAGGAACAGTTGCTGGTATTCCAGGTGCATTACTTGGCGGTGGTTTAGGATTATTAGGAGGACTGTTATAATGGATAAATTAAGAAAAATTTATTACGATCTTGAAACTAAAGTAAAAGCAAAACCTACTAAACATATTATTGCTTTATATATTTTAGTTATCATTTCAATTATTCTATAAGGAGTTTATATGAGTTCAGGTGCAGGTGGCGGATCTGGTGGTGGTAATGGTGGCGGATCATCCACTAAACCTTCTGCTCCTCCAGGTGGCGGAGCTACATCATTAGGTTCAGGTAGAGATTATTCTCCTCCTTCATCTCCTATTGGAGGTGGAGGTGGCGGTGGTGGTAGAGATTACTCACCTCCAACTGTTGTTGCACCTGTAGTTTCAACTCCACAAGAAACCTATGATCCAGGACAAGCATATCAAGAAGCTATAGAAAAAATATATTCAGAACCTGTTGTTGTACCTGTAGTATCAACTCCACCTGTTGCACCTCCATCAATATTAAATCCACCAACTATAGATAATTCAATAAATACTGCTGTTGCTCCACCATCTGTTTTAAGTCCACCTCCAGACACAAGAGAACAATATTCTACTGAAACTCAATATCAAACAACTCCACAAGCATTAGGTCTAGTTGATGCTGAAGATGAATATTTAGCACCTGATCCAGAACACTTTAATAAAACACAAAAAGAAATTAATAAAAAAATTAATGAATCTAAAAAAGAAGGTAATTATGATGTTGAATTAACTAAGGAAGAATATGAACAATTTAATAAAGATTTAAATGAATATTATGGAACTGAAGATGTTAAATACGAACCTTATGGTAGAGCTGGTAAAGGAACTGTAAATCTTGCATTTGGTGAACATTGGCAAAATTTAGGAATGCAATATCCAGCTTTAAAGTTATCTCCTACTGCTAGATTTTTAGGAGCTTTAGGTAGAAATGTAAATGAATATTTAACAAGTGATTATGGAACTGGTCAATATGGTGGTGCTGGAACTATGGGTAGCAGTTATGCTGTTGATAGAGGTGGATTACTAGGTAGATTGGGAATGACTTCTGGAACTGGTGGACAAGATGGTATGATTGATACAGGTGGTGATGCCACTACAACAACTCAACCAACTACAACTGCACCTACTACAACCTTACCGCCATCTATGGTAAATCAATATTTTGCTAATATGGGAGATATGGGAAATGCTTTAAGTTCTCAATTGCAAACAGATTATAATAATGCTAAAAATAGTATTAATAGCATTTTGGGTATTACACCCCCAAGTCAGCAATTTGGCTATTCTGCTGATCCCTATGGCGGTTTAATGGCTAGTAATTTAACAACCAACCCATATAATATAGATTATTTAAGGAGATTAGGATTAATATAATGATAAACAATTTAAGAAAAAGATATGAACAATTACAAGGTTTATTAAATACTGGTATGAATCAATCTGGTGGACTTTTAGGTAATATACCTCAAGGTGCTATATTAGGTTCAGCAATATTTGGTCAAGGTATTCAAGGTAAAGATCCTTTTTCTGCTTTACTTCCTGCTGCTATGCAAACAGCACAATTACAAAAATATTTAACTCCTAAAGAATCTTTTAGACAATTAACTGATGCTGAAAAACAATTAAGAGGATTGCCAATTGATAAACAATTTCAGATTGGTGCAAATAATAAAATTATGCAAATAGGAGGTTCTGGAACAAATGTAACTGTTAATACTCCACCTCCAGAAACTTCTGAAGAAAAAGAATTAGGTAAAATATTTGGTGAAGAATTTAGAGATATTAATAAAGCAGGAAATTTAGCAAATATTAATGACCAAAAACTAGATATTTTAATGACTTTAAATGAAAGTGAAAATCTAGAATCTGGAAAATTTGGGGAATTAAGAACAGAGGTACAAAAATTTGCTGAGGAATTTGGTTTTGATCCAGGATTACAAGACACAACTGTTGCTGAATTAGTTGCTGGTGTATCTGGGGGATTGGTTTTAGATGGATTGCAAAAATTTTCTGGAGCTATTTCTGATGGAGAAAGAAATTATACAAAATCAATAACAGCAGGTTTATCAACTACGAAAGAAGGAAATAGATATTTATTACAAATAAACAAAAGACAAAATGAATTAGCAAAAGAATTTAGTAATGTTGCTAATGAATGGATTAGTAGAAATGGTGGTTTATCTAAAAAAGATAAAGAACTAGGTTCTTGGGGATCTTATAAAAAAAAATGGCATGAAGCTAATCCATTAATCAATCCTGAAATGAAAACAAAATTAACAGAATTATCTAAAACAGTAGATCCAGAATTTGCTAACAATATAATTACTAGAAAAAATGGTAAAAAATATGTCTATATAAATGGTAATTATGAAGAATTAAATTATTAAGGTTAATATGGCAGTAACTGATCCAAAATTAATCAAAGAACTAGACGAACTAAGATTAAAAAATGTTAAATCTGATATTAAAGGTAGTGGAAAACAGGTTACTGATCCAGATTTAATTAAAGAATTAGACGATATAAGATTACAAAATACTTTTAAAGGTAAAATAACAAAAGCATCTAATGCAGTTGCTGATTTTTTTTCTGGAACAAAAAAAACAGAATTTCCTGATATGCCAGAAATAGGAGAATATACTGGTGAAGGTTCATTAGCTGTAGCAACTGGATTATTAATCACCCCAAATCAAAAATCTCAAGCACAAATAATTCAATCACAAATTCCAGATTCTAAAATATTTAAAGATAGATTTGATAATCTTATTGTTACTATGCCAGATGGTAAAAATTTTTATCTTAATAAACCAGGTGCTTCTCAACAAGATGTTTTACAAACTACTTCACAAATACTATCTTATATTCCAGGTTACTCTTGGGCGATGAAAAAAGCAGGTAAATCTTATTTTAAAAAAGCTATGCTTTCAGGTGTTACTGGTGGTGGAACATCTTTAGCTCAAGATATTGCAGTAATGCCTTTAGGTAGTAAAGAAATAGATGTAACAAGAGCAGCTATATCTTCAGCAGTTCCTGTAGTATTTGAGGGTGTTGTTAGTCCAGTAGTAGGTGGGGTATGGAAAAAAATTATGGGTAATCCAAGTTTTACAAAAACAATTACAAAACTAGAAAATGGAAAAGAGGTTAAACAACTTGTTTTAAATAAAAGAGGTGAAAAAGCAGCAGAGGCAGCAGGAATAGATGTAACAAAAGTTAATGAAAAATTTATAAAAGAATTTACAGAAAAATTATCACAAGGCGAAACACCAGCTATTGCTGGATCACAAGCAGGTGCAGGTAAATTTGAATTCAATCTTTCAAGAGCACAAGCAGCAGGAGATGAGGAAGGTATTGCTTTATTATTTGAAGCAGCTAAAGGTAGTTATGGTAAAGAACCTCAAATTCAAGCACAAGCATTTTTAAAACAACAAGGTATTGATATAGAAAATTCAGCATCTAATCTTATTAAAAGATTTGATAAAGGACAATTTGATATAGAAACAATTGAAGAAGCTGGTCAAAATATAATTCAAGGTTTAGAAAAAAGATTTACTACTGCATCAAATAATGTTGAAACAGCTTATAATTTTATAGATAAAGATGGTGTATTTCAAGCATCCAATAGTAACATAGATGAACTTATTGCATCAGTTTCTAAAGGGATTAAAGAAAAAACAGGTATAATTGATAAAGAACTTACTCCAGCAACTGTAAAAGCTCAAAAAGTAATTAAAGATTTTGTAACTAAATACAAACCTAAAAAAATACCTAAAAACGAAAAAAAAATAAAAAAAATAAAACCTGCTACTTTTAATGAATTTATAATTATGAATAGAAAATTAAATTCCATATATAAGGCAGGATCTAATAATACAGATAGAGCTGGTGTTAATGCTGTAATTAAAGAGTGGAAAAAATTTGTAGATGATAATGTTGACAATATTTTATTTAGTCCTGATAAAGGTGGAGTTGAGGCTTTAAAAAAAGCAAATCAACTAGCTAGTGAAAAATTTAAATTATTTGACATTAATGATATTAAAGTAAATGGATTAAAAATTAATGATAAAGCTGGTAAAGTTGTTATGAAAATATTAAATGATCCAGATATAACTCCAAATAAAGCAATTGACTATATTTTTGGTAGAGCAAATTTAGGAAAATCAAGCGATTCGATGTCTATAATAAAAAGATTAAAAACTGTATTTGGTGTAGAAAATAAAGAGTTACAAAAACAAGCATCAAAAAATAAAGATTTTCAATCATTAAGAACAGCTTCTTGGGAAAAATTAGTTAGAGATTCTAGTAAAAATGGTAAATTTAGTTCTAAATCTTTTTACAATAATTGGAAAACTTTAAAACAAAAAAACAAAGATTTACTTGAAGAATTATTTGAACCAAAAGAAATAAAATTGATAGATGAATTTGCTGATGAAGTAGAAAAAACATTTAAAGGAAGTTTAGTAAATGCTTCTAATACAGCTTCTGCCATGTCAAGAATCATACAACAAGTCGGCAGAGGTCTAGGTGGAATTTTAGGATTTAAATTTGCTAATATTCAAGGTTTATTAGTTTTTAGAGGTGCATTTGATAGAGCAAGAGATATTATTTCACAAAAATCTGCTGCTAATCTAGTTAATAGAGAATTATCACCTTTATTTGGATCTACTGCTAGTCCAAAAATTTCAGCTCCATTAACTGCTGGTGTTAATCAATTAATTGAAAAATATAGAATAAGAGGTGCAAATCAATTACCAGAAAGTTTAGCAAACAGATATAGTAGATATTAATTATGGACAATTTATCTTTAGAAAACGAAAAAAAGATTATTAAACTTGAAGGCGAATTGAGCTTGATTCACCACAAGATAGACACTATAAAAGATAACCACCTACATCATATAGATTTAAGGATAAACAATATATATAAAATATTATGGTTCGTAGCAGCACTAAGTATAACAAGTCTAGTAAATCTAGTGCTGACTCTAATAAGATAATCTCTGACAGACAAAAAAAAACATCAATTAAAGGAACTGTAGGCGAATACGAAGCAATCGCAAAGCTGACAAGAGAAGGATATTATGTCGCCAAAAGCTGTGATCCTGCTTGTCCTTTTGATATTGTTATCGTTGATAAAAATGGTAAAATACAACTCATAGATATAAAAACAAATACCTACTATAAAAAATTTAGAGGTAAGAAATTAAAAGATAAGCCTAAAGGCTCATATAAAATTCATAGAAGTCCTACAAAACAACAGAAGAAGTTAGGCATAAAGTTAATGATGGTAGATTATGATTGATAATATTATTTATAGATTGTTTGGAATGATAGATAGATTCTTTGGTTATCTATTTGATAAGTTCATATCTGACGATCCAAGACTTAAAAAGAAAAAGAAAAAAAAATGAGAGATACTAAAGTTTTAGAGTCGTTCAAGAAACACACAGAAAAGAAATTAAAAGAGATGAATATATTTAAAAATCTTAAAAAAGAAGTAGAACATGGTGCTAATGGTACTCAAGACTATGTAATTAAAAAAGGTATTAACAAAGGCAAAGTAGCTAAATAATTTATGAGGATAAATATGAACTATTACTTTACAGGGATGTTGATATTAGGATTTGTGTTTTTAGCACTTTGTATGAAACCATTATGAAAATAAGTGAAAATACAAATATTGGATTACCACTTAGAAACTTAATAGGTTTAATTAGTGCCATCGTTATTGGTGCTTGGTTTGCATTTGGTGTAATAGAAAGATTAAATAGATTAGAAACTAAAAATCAATTATTTGAGAAAGATTTACTTGAGGCTAGTATTCAAAAACCAATAGACCAAGAGCAATTTATGCTATTAGAACATATTGCAGAGGGTTTAGAAAAACTTACAATTAGAGTTGATGACATGATGAATAACAAGGTTAATATTGATAGACTACAACAAGATGTTGAAAGACTTAGAATTGATACAGAAAAATTAAAAGATTCTGTTAGAGCCAATATTGGTAAATTAAATGGAGATCACTAATGATAGGTTTAGTATTTGTATTATGTTTATTCATAAATGGAGAATTGGTTGAGCATAGAATACAAGATAGTTTATCAACTTGTTTAAAGATGAAAAGAGAAGCTAGTAGAAATATGAACATGGATAATAAGCAATTTATGTGTGGTGAAGTACAAGCAGAATTAGAAACAAATATTGATGGTAGTAAAACCATTAAAAAAATTATAGAATCTAAATAATTATGTGGTTAAATATAGCAGCTAAATTAGTTCCTGGAATGATTAAGACTGGTATGTCTATTGCAGCTAATAGAAGAAAAGCAAAAGAGTTAGAATCTGTTGCAGAAATGAACCATGCACAAAAGATGGCTGATGGACAAATAGAATTTAAAAAAGCTGTAATGAATAATCAGAATCAAGGATGGAAAGATGAGCTGGTTTTGATAATTGTAGTTTTGCCAATTGTTGTTTTAAGTTGGTCAGTATTTAGTGGAGATCCACAAGCAAAAGAAAAATTAGATTTATTTTTTGAATATTTTAATAACTTTCCAGAGTTCTATAAATGGCTAGTGCTAGGAATTTTTGGATCAATTTATGGCTTGAAGCCAGGTATGGATTTATTTAAAAAGAAATAATGTCTGACAATTTAGAACTGTTAAACGAATATAAAGAACAGATCCGAATACTCAAACAAGAGATTGCTGAGTTGCAGGATGCTGGTAAATCTAAAGATAGTGCTAACAAAAGATGTTTGCAGAAACTAGAACATCTTAGTCAGGACTTAGAAGAAGCAAACAAAACTATTAAAGACTTAAAAGAAACAAATAAAATGATGTTAGAACACCCATAATGAAATTTATCTTAATACTTACCTTGTGTTCATCACTTAATAATTCTTGTATGCAACCGGTAAGTATAGAGCAACTTTATAAATCTCATTATGATTGTGCTTATGATGGTTATAAAGTTAGTGGTGAAACATTAATTGCTTTTGGTCAAGAAAGAGTAAACCAAGAAAAATTATATATTAGTTTTGTTTGTAAAGAAATGCAAAAAACTTAATGTGGTGTATAATCTGGAAAAGAGAAGATGATAAATATAGTATGTTTACTAATGTTATCTTTGAGTCCGAAAAAAAAGCTCTAGAATTTAAAGATAAACAAAAGTCTATGCGTAAAAAACATGATTGCAGAGCAGTCAAATATCATTATAAATATTTTAATGGAGTAAACGAAAATGAAATTAACTGAGAACTTTAGCTTAAAAGAGATGACACAATCTCAAACAGCTTTAAAAAATAACATAGATAATGAGCCTAATGCAGAGCAAATAGAGAACCTAAGACAACTTTGCCAGACTATTTTGCAACCCATCAGAGAGGATTTTCAATTACCAATTAAGATTACCTCTGGTTTTAGATCGCCTGAATTATGTGAATTAATAGGTTCTAAACCTACCTCACAACATTGTGCTAATGAATGTGCAGCAGCAGATTTTGAAATACCTGGTATAGATAATAAAAAAGTATTTAAACATATAATTGAGAACCTACCTTTTGACCAAATAATCTTAGAATATTATGATGAATCTGATATAAATTCAGGTTGGATTCATGTGTCTTGGTCGCCAAATCCTAGAGGACAAGCATTAACAAAAGATAAAGAAGGCTATAAGACATGGCAATAGATAAGTCTAAAATGAAATGCAACTCACCTAAAAGACAAATATCAGGTGGTAAAAAGTTTGTTGTTAAAGCTTGTAAAGGTGGTAAAGAAAAGATTATTAGATTTGGGGACGCATCCATGAAGATACGAAAATCAAATCCCAAAGCTAGAAAGAGCTTTAGAGCAAGACATAAATGTGCTACAGCTAAAGATGTATTTTCTGCAAGATATTGGTCTTGCAAAAAATGGTAACAACAGGAGATGAACTATGTATATGAAGAAGAAAAAAGATAAAAAGAAAAAAAGTAAGAAGAAAAATAAAAAGAAAAAGTATTAATAATTAGGAGTAGCTGCTAGTCAGCTGGGAATGTTGGAGGGTTAAAAAATTATGCCATTTAGTAAATACAGTAAGAAACAAAAAAAATTAGCAAGAGTTGCACCACCAAGAGATAAGATTACTGGTGCTGACTTTAAAGCTATGAAGAAAAAAAAGAAGAAGAAAAAGAAATGATGAAATCAATTAAACCACCTAAAGGTTATCATTGGATGAAAAAAGGCAACTCTTATAAACTTATGAAGGGTACTTACAAACCACATAAAGGAGCTGTTAAAACAGCTAAGTTTTCAGTACAAAAAAGACATTATGGCTAAATTGTGTGCAAAAGGTAAGAGAGCTGCTAAGAGAAAGTTTAAAGTATATCCTAGTGCTTATGCTAATATGTATGCAGCAGGAGTTTGCTCTGGCAGAATAAAACCTAAGAAGAAAAAGAAAAAATGAGTTTAAGAAAGTGGACATCTGAGAAATGGGTGGACATAGCCAATCGTAAAAAAGGCGGTGGTTTTCCTCCTTGTGGTCGTTCAAAGGGTGAGAAAAGAAAGAACTATCCTAAGTGTGTTCCATTATCTAAAGCTAGATCCATGACTGCTAGTCAAAGAGCCTCTGCTGTTTCAAGAAAAAAGAAAGCTGAAAGAAAATCAAGAAAAGGTAAGAAACCTAACTATGCCAAAA